CAAAGGACAATCTTAAGTCCACGCAGATGATGAGCGTGATTGACGCCATTGGTGAAGGGCCGATTGAAGGTCCGGTGAAGGGGCTGCAGAGTATTCTGGTGAACAAAACCCCGCTGACGGACACGGACGGTAATCCTGTGATACATGGTGTGACAGCGGTCTGGCGCGCCGGGGAGCAGGAGCAGGCACCGCCGGAAGGTTTTGAGTCCTCCGGCTCTGAAACCGCACTGGGCGTGGAAGTGACGAAGGCAAAGCCGGTGACGCGCACCATTACGTCCGCGAACATTGACCGCCTGCGGGTCACCTTCGGGGTGCAGTCACTGGTGCAGACCACCTCACAGGGTGACCGTAACCCGGCATCCGTCCGCCTGCTGATTCAGCTGCAGCGTAACGGTAACTGGGTGACGGAAAAGGATGTCACCATTAACGGCAAGACCACCTCACAGTTCCTCGCCTCGGTGATTCTGGATAATCTGCCTCCCCGCCCCTTTAACATCCGGATGGTCAGGGAGACGGCGGACAGCACCACGGACCAGCTGCAGAATAAGACGCTCTGGTCGTCATACACCGAAATCATCGATGTGAAACAGTGCTACCCGAACACGGCGATTGTGGGGCTGCAGGTGGATGCGGAGCAGTTTGGCGGTCAGCAGATGACGGTGAACTACCATATCCGCGGTCGCATCATCCAGGTACCGTCAAACTATGACCCGGAAAAACGCACGTACAGCGGCATCTGGGACGGCAGCCTGAAACCGGCATACAGCAACAACCCGGCCTGGTGCCTGTGGGACATGCTGACTCACCCGCGCTACGGCATGGGAAAACGTCTGGGGCGCAGACGTGGACAAATGGGCGCTGTATGCCATTGCGCAGTACTGCGACCAGACGGTCCCGGATGGTTTCGGGGGCACAGAGCCGCGGATGACCTTTAATGCGTACCTGTCACAACAGCGTAAGGCGTGGGACGTTCTCAGTGATTTCTGCTCGGCGATGCGCTGTATGCCGGTATGGAACGGCCAGACGCTGACGTTCGTTCAGGACCGCCCGTCGGATGTGGTGTGGCCGTACACCAACTGCGATGTGGTGGTGGATGATAACGGCGTGGGGTTTCGCTACAGCTTCAGCGCCCTGAAGGACCGCCACACGGCGGTGGAGGTGAATTACACCGACCCGCAGAACGGCTGGCAGACCTCCACGGAACTGGTGGAAGACCCGGAAGCCATACTGCGCTACGGGCGCAACCTGCTGAAGATGGATGCGTTCGGTTGCACCAGTCGCGGTCAGGCCCACCGTGCCGGGCTGTGGGTGATAAAGACCGGACTGCTGGAAACGCAGACGGTGGATTTCACGCTCGGGTCACAGGAGCTGCGTCACACACCCGGTGACATTATTGAAATCTGTGATAACGACTATGCCGGGACCATGACCGGCGGACGTATCCTGTCCATCGATGCCGCCAGCCGCACCCTGACACTGGACCGTGAGGTGACCCTGCCGGAGACAGGTGCCGCCACGGTGAACCTGATTAACGGCAGCGGTAAGCCGGTGAGCGTGGCCATCACTGCACACCCCGCGCCGGACCGGATACAGGTCAGCACCCTGCCGGATGGCGTGGAGACATACGGTGTGTGGGGACTCTCCCTGCCGTCACTGCGTCGTCGCCTGTTCCGCTGTGTTTCCATCCGGGAAAACACGGACGGTACCTTTGCCATCACGGCAGTGCAGCATGTGCCGGAAAAAGAAGCCATTGTGGATAACGGGGCCAGCTTTGAGCCACTGTCCGGTTCGCTGAACAGCGTCATCCCGCCGGCAGTACAGCACCTGACGGTGGAGGTGAGCGCGGCTGACGGTCAGTATCTGGCACAGGCGAAATGGGACACGCCGCGGGTGGTGAAGGGTGTGCGCTTCAGTCTGCGCCTGACCAGCGGAAGCGGAGAAGACAGCCGTCTGGTGACCACCGCCATCACTGCGGATACAGAGCACCGTTTCAGTGGTCTGCCGCCCGGGGAATACACCCTGACAGTCAGGGCAATTAACAGTTATGGCCAGCAGGGCGAACCGGCCACCACCACGTTCAGGATTAATGCACCTGCGGTACCCGCCACGATTGAGCTGACACCGGGCTATTTTCAGATAACAGCGGTCCCGCGTCTTGCGGTGTATGACCCGACGGTACAGTTTGAGTTCTGGTTTTCGGAGACAAAAATCGCAGACATATCTCAGGTGGAAACCTCTGCCCGTTATCTGGGGACCGGCAGTCAGTGGAGTGTATCCGGCCCGCACATTAAGCCCGGGAAGGATTTCTGGTTTTACGTGCGCAGCGTCAACCTGGTGGGGAAATCTGCGTTTGTGGATGTCAGCGGGCAGCCCAGCAATGATGGTGAAGGGTATCTGGAATTTTTCCGGGAAAAAATAGGAAAACTGCATCTGGCTCAGGGGCTGTGGGAGCTGATAGACAACAGCCAGCTTGCGGATGAGATGGCGGAGATGAAGACCACCATCACCGAAACCCGCAATGAAATCACACAGACGGTCAGTAAAACGCTGGAGGACCAGAGCGCCACCATACAGCAGATACAGCGCGTGCAGAAGGACACAAATGATGACCTTGCTGCACTTTACATGCTGAAGGTACAGAAAACAAAAAATGGCATACCCTATGTTGCCGGGATTGGAGCGGGGATTGAGGATACTGATGGCCAGCCACTGAGCAACATACTGCTGCTGGCTGACCGTATCGCGATGATAAATCCGGAGAGCGGCAACAGCACGCCGTTATTTGTGGCGCAGGGGAATCAGCTGTTCATGAACGACGTGTTCCTGAAGCGACTGTTTGCGGTGAGTATCACGTCATCCGGCAACCCCCCGACGTTTTCCCTGACGCCGGAAGGGAAGCTGACAGCCAGGAACGCGGATATCAGCGGAGCAATTACCGCGAATACCGGCACGCTCAATAATGTCACCATTAACGAGAACTGTGTCATCAGAGGGAAACTGTCTGCAAACCAGATTGAAGGCGACCTGGTGAAGACGGTGGGGAAAGCCTTTCCCCGGAATAACAGTTATGCCAGCGGGACGGTAACCGTCACAGTTTACGATGACCAGGGCTTCGACCGGCAGATTATCATTCCCCCGGTGCTGTTTCGCGGGACGAAACACCAGAATTTCAACAGCCCGAATCAGCAGTCGTACTGGTATTCCACCTGTAAGCTGCAGGTGCTGAAGAACGGGGTTGAGATTTTCCATGAACCGGCAACGGATGTCAGCCGGGTGTTCTCATCGGTGATAGATATGCCGGCAGGGCGGGGTCATGTCACCCTGACGTTTAATGTGTCGTCGGCCGGTGCGAACAACTGGACGCCGACAACGTACATCAGTGATTTACTGGTTGTGGTCATGAAAAAATCCAACGGCAGGGATCAGTATCAGCTGACGGTTTATTAACCCGGACGGGCACCTCAGGAGGTGCCTTTTTATGACTGAAAACAAAGAGGTAATCATGCGGCATTTATACGCAACGATATTATTGTTTACTACCCTGCTGGCAGGAATTGCCTTTCCTGCACAGGCTGAAAGCGGACACGGTGCATTTTCCGTGGGATATGCTCAGGTTCACCCGGGCGGCGTACCGGCATTGTCCGGTACCGGTGCGCGTGCAGGTGATTTAAAAGGGATTAATGTGAAATACCGTTATGAGTTCACGGATCACCTGGGCGGCATTGTCGCGCTGAGTTATGCATCGGTGAAGAAAAGTGACACGATGAAGACGGGTGAAAATACCTTCCATTATGAAAGCCTGCGCGGTCGTTATGTCAGTCTGATGGCCGGCCCTGTCTGGCAGCTCAGTGAGCGGGTCAGTCTCTATGGCATGGCCGGGATGGCGTACACCCGCTGGTCTGACAGTGTTCAGGATTACCGGCGTGATGAAGTGAAACCGGGGTATGTGAAGGAGACCACCACCGCCAGTGATGGCCATACTGCGCGTCATCTGTCGCCGGCCTGGAATGCCGGGATTCAGTTCAGTCCCGTAGAGACGGTGGTTATTGACCTTGCTTATGAAGGCTCCGCCAGTGGCGACTGGCGCACTGACGGCTTCATCGTGGGGATCGGCCATAAATTCTGATTAGCCAGGTAACACAGTGTTATGACAGCCCGCCGGTTCAGGCGGGCTTTTTTGTGGGGTGAATATGGCAGTAAAGATTTCAGGTGTACTGAAAGACGGCACAGGAAAACCGGTAGAGAACTGCACCATTCAACTGAAAGCCAGACGGACCAGCAGCACGGTGGTGGTGAACACGGTGGCCTCTGAAAATCCGGATGAAGCCGGTCGTTACAGCATGGACGTTGAGTACGGTCAGTACAGCGTCATTCTGTTGGTGGAAGGATTCCCGCCGTCACATGCCGGGACCATCACCGTGTATGAAGATTCTCAACCGGGGACGCTGAATGATTTTCTCGGTGCCATGTCGGAGGATGACGTCCGGCCGGAGGCACTGCGCCGTTTTGAACTGATGGTGGAAGAAGCGGCGCGTCACGCTGAGGAGGCGAAGAAGAATGCCGGAGAGGCGGAGACGTCAGCGAGGAATGCCGGCATATCAGCCAGTCAGGCAGAAGAGAGCGCTGCAAATGCTGACACTTCAGCAGGGGAGGCATCGGAGTCAGCCCGGCAGGCGGCAGAAAGTGCAGCCTCAGCAAAGCAGTCAGAGGATGCGTCCTCGTCCTCGGCTTCTGCGGCCGCTCAAAAAGCCAGTGAGTCATCACAAAGTGCAGCAGAAGCTGAATTGTCAAGAAAGACGGCAGAAAGTGCAGCCGGTAATGCAGCCAGGGATGCAACGACCGCAACAGAAAAAGCCCGGGAGTCAGCAGAAAGCGCACAGTCAGCGGAACAAAGCTGGATAGCGGCGGAAGAAGCCGTAAACCGAATCCCCACAGTGGTGGGGCCACCCGGGCCAAAGGGAGAACCGGGGCCCGCGGGTCCTCAGGGGCCGAAGGGAGATAAAGGAGAGCGTGGCGACACCGGTCCTGTCGGGGCAACCGGTGAACGGGGACCGGCAGGTGATGCTGGTCCGGCAGGCCCGCAGGGGCCGAAAGGCGACAGGGGAGAGCGGGGTAGAGACCGGTCTGACGGGAAATGCAGGTCCACAGGGTCCAGAGGGAGATACCGGTGCGGCAGGCCCGGCAGGCCCGGCAGGCCCACAGGGACCGAAAGGAGAAACAGGTGCGGCTGGCCCGGTGGGGGCAACCGGACCTCAGGGACCGAAGGGCGACCCGGGGGAGACACAAATCCGTTTTCGTCTGGGGCCGGCGAGCATTATTGAGACAAACAGCAATGGCTGGTTCCCGGGTACAGATGGTGCGCTCATCACCGGACTGACCTTTCTTGACCCCAAAGATGCCACACAGGTTCAGGGGCTGTTTCAGCATTTGCAGGTCAGGTTTGGTGACGGGCCGTGGCAGGATGTTAAGGGGCTGGATGAAGTGGGCAGTGATACAGGCAGAACAGGAGAATGACATGAACATACTAAAAAAACTTATAGCAGCGTCTGTGCGGTTGCGGAAAGCATGATGGCCGTGAACACGGGCAGTCGCTTACAGTACAACTGCGACTGGGACCGGCAGACATTCTGGAGTCCGATGAGAGTGGCATTATCCCGGAGCAGGACAGGGTAATCACGCAGGTGGTGATACTGGATGCGGATAAAAAGCAGATACAGTGCGTGGTAAGACCGCTGAGGTAGCCTGAGTTTAACGGACACTCCTTCCTGAAATAGAATGGCATCAGAAGGAGCTAATAATGAGCAGAAAAACCCAACGTTACTCTAAAGAGTTCAAAGCCGAAGCTGTCAGAACGGTTCTTGAAAATCAACTTTCGATCAGTGAAGGCGCTTCCCGATTATCTCTTCCTGAAGGCACTTTAGGACAATGGGTTACCGCCGCCAGAAAAGGGCTCGGTACTCCTGGTTCCCGCACGGTGGCTGAACTGGAATCTGAAATTCTGCAACTGCGTAAGGCGTTAAATGAAGCTCGCCTTGAGCGAGATATAATTAAAAAAG